TTGGGAATGGTTCTGGGTTTGGAGCGGTTGACCCAAGAACATTAGCAACACCACCTTTTGAATTTTTAGAATCAAAAAACAATAGTCCGCCTAAATGATCAACGCAAGACTCTAAATTATTAACCAATGGGTTTTCAATACAGTAAATAGGAGGACCATTAAAAATTTTTGCAACCTACTCCTGCCCTAGTCGTCCATTGTTTTCAGTCAGAAAAAAAGGATCTTGTAAATTGAAGGTTGCAGATTGCCAATTGCCATTTTTTGACATTAGGCCAGATGAATTTGTAAATTGACAAGCGTAAACAATATTTTGTGCTACTGAGGGCATCGTAAATCCTAATGCAATTGCAAACAATAACTCTCTATATTTCATCTGCATGGTCCAAATAGTCACATAAATCAAAACTAATAATACACCCATCACCATTGAATTTGTGTTGTCAAACACTTGCACTTTAGTTTAAGTCAAAGTCAATAAGTTCTTGCCAGGGTTGTTTAAATTTCAATTTCTGGAGTTGCTGAACATGTAAGTATCTCTATGGAAACAAAGCTTAGAGGGCGAGAACCAAAGATAGATAAAGCATAAATAAAAAGGGGGTGGTCGCAAGAAGCATTTGCTGATCATGCTGAAATAGATCGAAGCTACGCTGGTGGAATTGAGCGCGGGGAACACAACCTAGCACTCATTAACATAATTAAAATATCAAAAGCTTTGGAAATAAGTGCAGCTAAATTGCTGGAAATCGCACAACTATAAAAATTACCCCCGCACTCGTGCAAAACACGATGCATATACAAGTAGGTACCATCAAACCAAAATGGGGGGTGGGGGTACGGTGGGGTCAGCAATTTTTGGTATTTATTATAAAAGTAGGGCAACAGATGTGCGATCATCTCGGGGCAGCAACAATTTAGATAGATCTCGTGCTGATAAAAGAGGATTACAAGATTGGTGGGACTAATGGTGGGATAGATATTTTATTTAATTTTAACCTGTTGATAAACATATGTTTTTTTAAGGTTACTGGCGGAGTAGAAAACTTTGTCTCTATAACCCTCTAAAGTCCATCTCAATCAGGCCCGTAGATATGAAATTTATAGACGTATGATTGTCGGGGCTGTTGAGGTTGTCATTGCACTGGCAAGTGAAGCCACTAATGTTCAAAACTGGTTTATTGCGTCATTAGCTATTATTTTCCAAACAAAAAAAACTCAAAAGAAAGCAGTTTAAATTTGAAGGCAACTACACCCGAAGTAAAAAAACTTTTAAATTTAAAAAAATATTTACTACAACAACAAATTCAAAACCCTAATTTCTAGCTGTAAAAAATCGGCTTACACTTTTTTTGACCAACTAAAGTAGATTAAATTATTTTGCTTTAGTCAAATATTTTTTTCTAATGTCGACTGCTGTCATCGTGCAAAACTCACTGTCAATTGCTTTGCGCCATGTGAGGTTAAAACAGGTGCCAATAGGTTCGCCTAAGGGCGTCCCTTGACTAACCTCTGTTGATTTAATTTGGTTGTTTAGGTTGCGAATCGTGTACTTGACCACGTATTGCGTGACGGGTGCTTTGTTAGCCCCTGAACCTGCAACAGCACCCGCAACAGCGACTGATATATCTGTCCAAACGTTGTATGAGCCTGTATCAAGAGCGTTGTTAATGTAAACAACTGAGGCCAGTGCTGAGCCTGCATCAGAACCCACTGTGCTACCTGCCGTACTTAAATTTTGAATTTGACGCTCAGTAATAACGCCAATGTAATTTCCATCATAAAAACTTAATTTGTATTTTATTTCTAATTCTAATTTTTCGTTTTTTGATAACTTATCAAAAGCGCTTTGTACTAAAGTGATAGGAATCAAATCTACTCTATTTTTATCTACCCAACTCTCAGCAGCTTTCAAGTTAATTAAAACAACATTACACTTTTCTTCTGTTGCTAAATTACAAACGGCATCAGCCTCTGAAAGTAGATCTGGTGTTATTGCGTTATAAGTATCAATCTCTTTGCGTAAGTTTTCAGTTGTGAATAGATCAAATCCATATTCAGCAATTTCGGGGTTGTTTTTTGCTATATTGGAAGCAATCGATAAGTCGTTTTTTGAGCCTGTTTTAAATATGTGTATGTAATGTAAGAATGCGCTCCGCCACCTTTTTTCAGTTACAGACTTCTCGTAATATTCCATTGCATCTTGTTGACGTGAAGCACAACCAGTCAGTAATACAATCATAAAAAGTGTGACAACTAACCAGTTTGATTTTTTTTTCATTTGAGATTCTCTTAGACTTGACTGAATTTTTAATGAATAATTATTTTGCTTTAGTCAGATATTTTTTTCTAATGTCGTCTGCTGTCATCGTACAAAAGTCGCTGTCAATTTCTTTGCGCTTGGAAAGGCTGAAGCATAAGCCTACTGATAAACCAATCGGCGAACTTTGTGTAACAGTCGCAGATTTAATCTGATTGTTTAGATCGCGAATTGAATACTTGATGATGTATTGCTTAACGGGTGCTTTATTCGCGCCTGAACCTGCCACCGCACCCAGTATGCCTACTGATAAGTCAGTCCAAACATTGTATGAAGCAGTATTTAAAGCGTTATCTATGTAAACAACTGAGGCAAGTGCTGAACCTGCATCTGAACCCGCTGTGCTGCCTGCTGTACTTACATTCTCAACTTGACGCTCAGTAATAAAACCAATGTCATTATTGTTGTAATACGTTAAATTGTAATTTTGCTCTATTTGCTCTTTGTCTTTTATTGACAACTTATCGAATGCACTTTGTACAACGTAAACCTCAGGCAGCAAATTGTCAGCTTTAGGGTGATCTTCACCTAATTTCATTTTAATTCTAATAAAAACAGGATCTGTCCAGTCGGTAGCAAAGATATTAGTAGACATTACTTTTTTAGAAACAACCTCAACCGTTGTTGAAGACTGGTTAATTGGTGTAATAAAAATAGCTATATTTTCACCTGCTGAAAAATTGCTTATTGGTTTAGATGCAAAAATTTCACCTAAATCTTTGTCGCCGGAAACAGTCCGCATACCTAAGCTACCAACAGACCATGCGGCTGCGTTCCAAACAGAATCATAGCTACGCATGATGGTTTCTTTTTTTCCTTGTCCTTTAGTTTCATTTAAATCTGATATTGTGGTGCAGCCACTCAAGATAGCTAATGATGTAATGAGTAAATAAGCAAATTTTTTCATGGCTTAAACCCTAGTTTAATAATTTCATTTTCGCAATCCTTACAGACATGCTAACCATAAGTAACTTAATTAGCAAAAAACAAAAATTGATAGCATCAACAGTAGGTAGTTTTAAGGCGCGATCAAACCCCGTACCCACTCCTGCAACGCACTCAATCGTGCTGCACACTGATCGGCGTCGCTGGTGATATTGATAAGACTTTGAGCAACCTCTGGGTGTAGTTTGGCTCTGCGGCTTCCATCATCCAATCTGGGGGTGTTGGTACCACTGGGCACTGAACGGCCACGGGTTGCACTTTGGTTTGGGGCGGTATCGACGTACAGCCTAAGCTTGCCAGCGGCCAGATCAGCGCGCAGACGATCAACTTCCTTCTCTGCATGGCGAAGCTCCTGATAATGTTTGGTGTCAATTGCGGCTATGCGCTCGGCTTGTTTTTGTTGGAGCTGTTGCTGCGTTTGTATTTGTTGATAAGCCTCGTCGCTCATGCTTTGCAGCTGCTCATTTAGGCTGGTTAGCTGGGTCTGGTGCACCGTAGTGATCTTTGAGACCCTCGCCTCACAGCGCCAAGACTGTATTTGCCAGGCTGCCGTAGCCGCTATAACACCCCCGGTAACGATGGCAACCAGATGGGTTTTAAGGGTAAGTAAATTCATCACAAGACATCCCCCTAATAGTCGACCTGCTAAGCAACACGATGCAACCCTGACTGATAAGTTCGACCATCGAATGTAAGCCGTTGCAGGCGTGGGGTGCTGCTTGATAAACCTAAATGCACCCAACGGCCCTTCTCGTGAATGAGTTGATCAAATGAGACAAAGCTCTGTGCAATGGCTTGGCATACTTCTAACGGCGTGCCAAACGCCGGGCAGACGAAATCGGCAGCCAGCCCTTGGCAATGGGCCGAATGGATGCTGCCACCAACGGCTTGATTAACCTCTCAAGATCTAAAGCCGCTGGTGATCATGATGGATTTATGGCCCATCACTTTACGCACCCCCTCTAATGTCAATGCCAGCAGGTAAAGGTTGGCAAGCTCTACATCGTTGGGGGTGTTTTCAAGCCCAAGTCTTGTGGCCACCGCACTGCGTGTGAACTCGGCCAAAGTAAAATGCCTACTTAGTTTCATCGTGGGTCTCGGCTCTTTGGTCTGGTGTGGTTTCTTGGTGGGCACTACTGATCTCACCCTTGAGCGCATTTCGTGAGCGCGCCACGGCGTTTAATACATGGCTAAACAGTTCGCCCAACGCCATGCTTTGGTTTTTATCCAACCACCGGGCCCCTATGCCCATCAACAACCAAATGGGTAAACCCGATGCAATTTGAATGGGGGCGGTGAAATACAACCACTCAAAGCTTGCCCCCTCCTGTAAAGCCAGCGCTTGGGCCGAGGCTAAAAGGCTAGGCCAATGGCTGTTGATGACTGTCACAACAAGCGGCCCAAACAAGACTGAGGCCATACCCGCCCCAAAGAATCGCCACACTGCCTCGCGCATGGTTTTAGGGCGAATCAAGATGTAGCCTAATAGGCCAGCAAGAGAGGCGATAAGGGTTTGGGCGAGAACGGTTTTAAGCGCGACTAAGCCGCCCGCGCCTGTGCTGGTGGGGTCCATGGAGGGATTGCCTTTTTAAGAGGAGCTATCTGATTAAGGGGGGGGTTTTATGGTCTCTTTAGGGACCAAGCGAGCGACACATAAGCTGAATTTCACGCCCTCGCGTCTCGACCTCAATGACCGATTGGATGTTGTAAGTCCGGCCCCGAAAGACCACCCGCATTGAACTCACAACTCCAGGGATGTAGCGCATACGAATGCGCGTGGTCGTGACCGATGCGAGTGCTTGCGCGGCAATAAACTCTTGCCCACGCAAAGGCTCTACTGCGGCCCAAACTTGAGCAAAGGGCAGCCAGTCCTCAATGAGTTGCCCTAGCTCGTCGTATTCTTCAACGTAGTTTTGAATATCAACACGGTGGCGCAATCTGCCTGCATTCATCTAACACCTCGGCATAGAGTAAGGGTCAAGCAACGCGTCAGCAAAGCTATGAGGGGCCTGTGCAATTCCAGATCCCATCACCAAGCTTTCTCTTTGCTCATACAGGGCAGCTAAGCGCAAAAGCATCCACTGGTAAATGGATGCCGGCACCGCCCCTGCCGCACCAAACCCGCAGATAATGGTGAGGGTAGCTGGCCCTTGAACGCTAACCTCAGGGGGTAGTTCACCACTGACAGCAAATGCTGCGCCATCAGACGTGATGCTTTGCACGGGCGTTAACCCATAAAGGCTAAGGCTTGCCGCAGCCTCAAACTCGATGGCCCACGTTTGAGTAACCAAGCGTTGCCCCGTTAAAAACTCAGCCTGCTCGCGGGCCACCGCAATCAAGGCCTCGATTAACGTGTCTACGTGATCTTGATCAACCCTTAAGTGCAGCTTAGCCTGCGACAAAGTCACAGGCTCTTGGGCGGCTGGGGTGATAAGCAATGGTTTCATGTTGATCACCACCCTTGTGCTTAGGTCGCAGCCTGTTTGAGCGCTTTAATCGCACCCCCAACATCGGCCAAGTTGCCATCGTGACGCGAGAAGGCCAGAAAGCCCACTTGCCCTTTTTCTGTGTACTTCGAATCGGTCATACGAAACAAAGACACGGCCATCACATCGCGAATGATGTATTTGGAGAAGTCACCAAAGAGCACCGCCTTGGCATTGGCCGCCAAGACGGGCATGTGCTGATTGACCGTATAGGCGTAACCCAAGATCGTGTCAGGCTCACGCACCGCTAGACCCGGCAACCACAGGGGGCGCTTTTGGTCGTCTTTGAGCTTTTTAAGCTCTTTGAGCGTGCCGTCATGAAACATGAATCGGCAGGTTCCCGCCTCGCGGTACGCGGGGTCAACGCTGTGCTCCAGATCGATTAACTCGTCGTAGGCAATCTTGGTTGCTGCCGCACCCGTTGGGCCCACCGTGGCCGCTGTGACAACTCCTGTTGGGGTTGTGGTGCCCACGCCAACAGTGAAGTGCTTGTTGGTGATACGAGCAATACGTTGGGCTAGGCGTTGGGTCACATGGGCTTCTAAATCAATCACGGCGTCTTGCAACAATTCAAAGGGAATGGCCACTGACTTGGAGCTGTACTTAAACGAGCCTAAGGTTTTGATGCCCAACGCAAAGTCGGCCGCTGTGACAGGACTGTTCTCGCCCACAATCTCGCCTTCCTCGCTGGTGGCATCCGTGGTCGGGTAATTGATTGGGTTACCACTGCCAGTTGACAACACGGTGGCCACCGAGCGCATGCCACCAAAGGCGGCCATGGCTTCGATTAACTGCCGGGCCACTTCCGTAGGCACGAGATAGCCACCTTGAGAATCAGTGGTGGTGCTCATCGTGGCACGAATCTGAGCGGTCTTACGGGCGACAAACTGTTGCTGATCTGAGGTCAGCGAGTTGATACCGCCTCGCAACCAAGAGATAAAGATCGCACGCTCTTGGCCCTGGTCGTGCGCGGCCTCATCGGTTGAGATGCCTTGGCGATCAGCGTGGTGCTGCAAAGCGGCGTGGCTCTGCGCTTCTAAGTCGAAGGTCTTTTGTGTGCGATCGATCTCAAGGTCTAAGCGATCTATGTGAGCGACTAAGGTGTCGTATTGTGTTTGGTGCTCGTCCTTCCATTTGTCGCCAGCGTGCTGGTCAACGAGGTTGCGAAGGGTTTTAGCGTGGGTGGTGCGCTGTTCGCGCAGGGCTTGAATCGTCATGGTCATGGTCTGAGGTCCTTTGATGGAGTAAAGAAATAGAAAAAAAAAAAGAAAAACAAAAACAAAAACAAATAAAAAAACCGCTTCAAACAAATGCTTGAGCGGTGAGGTAAAACGATTTAAAAAGTGCTGGGGGTCTAAAGTCTTTCGATTAAAGCCACGCGTCGTTGTCGGCTGGCTTCTAATTCAGGGTTGATTGATGTCTCTATGGTTGATTGGTCATTACTTTGATCATTACTTTGCTCATCACTGCCCGGACCACTGAAGATGCGATCCACAAACCCCCCCTCCAATGCCTCGGCAGCGGTAAACCACGTCTCGGCATCCATCCAACCCTGAATCACCTCAGCGCTTTGTTGGCTGCGTGATTGGTAGTCGGCCAAGATCGACGCATCTACCTTCTCAAGAGTCACAGCCATCTCAAGCAAGTTGTGGCGGTTGCCAACCACCACACCCCATGCGTTATGGATCATCAAAAACGCACCCTCAGCCATCTCGATCTCATCGCAGGCCATTGCGATATAAGAAGCGGCCGATGCGGCCAAACCATCAATGTGCGCAATGATGTGCGATGGGTGCTGGCGCAGTGCCGTCACCATCGCTCGGGCATCAAACACATCTCCCCCAGGGCTATTGATACGCAGGTGAATAGTGGGGGCAGTGATCTGGGCCAAATCATTTGCAAAGGTCTTGGCACTGACCCCACCCCATAAGTCTTCACCCACAATGTCGTAGAGCCAAATGGTGGCCTCTGCTGCGTTGCTGATGTGCCGATATTGGCGTGCCAGCGCAGAGGCGTCAAACAGTTGCATGCTGCGCGAGGGTAGATTGGTTGTAGGTAAGCTATGTTGGGTTCGATTCATCATCTGATGCCTGGGTTGAGTCTGCTGCGTTTGATGTGTCTGCAGCATCTTGTTTGTCATTTGTGCCATCGGTTGTTGCTCCAGAATTTAGTGTTTGAAACAAGGTGTCGCCACCCTCCATGTCGGGTAAGTTCTCTAATCGCCTGACTTCGTTTGCGGTCATCCAAGCCGGGTTCTGTGTGCCACCTAGCGCTCGGGTGTAATACTCGGCGCGTGATTTAGAATCCCCGCGCAGTAAACCCTCGACGTTAAATTCCACAAAGAATTCATCCGTTGAGAAGCACTTTCGATTGATCTCTTGCTCAATGCGGTTTAAGTGCGGCGCCAACGTGTATTGCACAAAGCCAATGCCTTGCTGCTCAATGCCTGATCCCCAAGAGGTGGCTTTATCTGTCTCGCCTACCATGTGTGGTGGCACCCCAAAGGCGCGCGCAATGTCAGCGACTTGAAACCGCCTGGCCTCAATTAACTGAGAGTCTTGCGCAGAGATCGTGACCTCTTTTAAGTTTGTGCCTTCGGTGAGCACAATGGGCAAGCTCGCGTTATGCGCACCGCCATACTTTTGTGCCCAGATGCGTCGCAAGTTATCGATTTGCTCTGGGCTCATTTTGCCTGGCACGGTGAGCGCCACATCGGCGTGCGCGCCGCTTGCAAAGAACCTCGAACTAAACGCCTCGGCAGCCAGAGCCAAACCAATCGCATCTCGAGCGGCGTGACGAATCACACTCAAGCCCCGCAGGCCATCAAAGCCAAAGCCTGGGATGTGTAAGATGTCATCTTGGTCGCGCCCCAACCATACGCCGTCACGATAAAAATCGTAACGCAGCCGACCCTCAATGCGACGAATCGAGACTGACCTGCTGTCCAGTGGGTGCAAGGCCCGGATCACGCCACCACGTCCGCGTTCAATTTCAGCCAAGGCGTCGCCACACAGCAGCAGTTGGGCTACCAAGTATTCCCAAAAGACTGCTGCAGAGACTGCTGTGCAGGGCTCTTCGTTGAGTAACCACCAAAGGTCTGTGCGCTCTCGCGTGCGGCCAGTGTTTTGGCGACGGTAGGTGGCTAAAGGCAGGCTTGCAATGGCCCCCGCAATCAAGCGCACGCAGGCGTAGACGGCGGTGACCCTTAACGCAGAGGCTTCGGTCACGGCAAAGCCAGCAGCAGAGGGCACGCCCGAGAGCAACTCGTAAAGCTCAGCACTGCCTAAGTCAAGCGAGGTGTTCTGCATGCTGTTGACCTGCGTTTGATTAGCCTTTTCGGGCTGACGTTCAACCCAGCGTTTCAATATGTTCCATCGACTCATAGCGCTACAAACCCTTGTTCAATAAATCCATCACCACCCGTATCAAGCAACAAACGGTTCAAAGCCATGAGCAACGCCACCACCCCATCGATCTTGTTCTCGGGGCGCTCTTTGCGTGGGTAGATGTTGTCCTTGGCATCGCGGTGGCACACAACGTTACTCACCATCCAAGTGAGCACCGGGTCGCCATCAAAGGCGAGCTTGGTGGTCAATGCCAAGGCCTCTAATTGCTTCATCGGTTCCGAGAAATTAAGTACTGTTGGGCGCACCTCAATCATGGGTAAACCTTGGGCCAACATGCGAGTGGAGAACTGCGTGGCTTGGAAGGGATCAAACGCCACGGCTTTAACCTCAAAGCGGCTGGTCCAATCCAGTAACTCAGACTCAATTAACTCAAAGTCAATCACGTTGCCAGGCGAAGCAATCAATCGACCCGCGTTCATCCACCCTTGGTACTGACTGTTGGCCGCAGCAAAGACAGTCTCTTCGGGTAAGAAGTGGCGCAAAAAGCAAACCGTCTTGCCCTCTTGCTCAAAGACTACGGCCATGGAGGCCACGTCAATCTTGCTTGCCAAGTCAATGCCGACCCAGCAGGGCTGCCCTTCAAAGTCTTCTAAGCGTAAAGATGT